ATGCTCATTATGCTTCACGCGAATCTAAAACTCAGACACTTGATCTGATTGAAGGTATTGGTGATGCAGAACCATTCTGCCGATCTAATGCTATCAAGTATCTCTCTCGCTTTGGTAAGAAAGGTGGAAAGTCTAAACAAGACATTCTGAAAGCAATTCACTACTGCATCCTTCTTTACCACTTCGCTGGCCTCTGTAATGAAAATTCGACCCCCTATGAAACTTTCTGATAAAACTATTTCTGTCCTGAAGAACTTTTCTTCCATCAATCAGTCTATTCTTTTCAAAGAGGGTAACAAACTTCGCACTATCAGTGTGATGAAGAACATCCTGGCAGAGGCAACTGTTACTGAAGAGTTTACTAAAGACTTTGGTATCTATGACCTCAACCAGTTTCTCAATGGTATGAGTCTTCACCAGCAACCTGAACTTGACTTTGCTAATGAAGGTTATGTGATGATTCGTGAAGGCAAGATGCGTTCTAAGTATTTCTTTGCTGACCCGAATGTCATTGTTACTCCTCCTGAAAAGGAAATCAAACTTCCCAGTGAAGATGTATGCTTTGAGTTGAGCACTGATCAACTTGATAAACTTCTGAAAGCAGCAGCAGTATATCAACTGCCTGATATCTGTGCGGTTGGTGAAGCAGGCGTAATTAAACTGGTTGTTCGTGATAAGAAAAATGATACCTCTAATGATTTTGCTATCATTGTAGGTGAGACTGACTCTGAGTTCTCTTTTAACTTTAAGGTTGAGAATATCAAGGTTCTGCCTGGCACCTATGAGGTGGTTGTGTCATCTAAACTTTTGTCACGATTCACCAGCAAGAATCATGATCTGACCTATTATATTGCTCTAGAACCTGATTCAACTTTCGGATGAACATCTTCGTTACTGACCCTGACCCTTGGAAGTCCGCACAAGTTCTTCCCGACAAACACATCGTTAAGATGCCCCTAGAGACTTGTCAAATGCTTGCAATTGTTTGCTCTAAGAAATGGGGTCATGACTTCGGCACTCTTCCCAAAGCAGACGGCACTGCCTATGCGACTGAGAAGGGTGCTTTTCGCAATCATCCCTGCACCATTTGGGCAAATGATTACGTGAACAACTGGCAGTGGTTGCTGCAGCACGGCATCGCTCTCTGTGACGAGTACAAGATGCGCTACGGCAAGGTTCACACCTGCTTCCATACCCTCATAGCAGCAAAGGAGATACTGCCCACAGCAGACCCTCAGGGGCGGTCTGGTAAGGAGACTACACCGTTTGCTAGGGCAATGCCTGATGAGTTCAAACTTGATACTAGCATAGATACATTCACAGCATATAAAATGTATATTGCTTCTAAACCTTGGGTATCTGATAATTATCTTCGTATCCCAGATCGTAAACCGGAGTGGGTTTAATATGGAATTAAATAATGAATTGCAAGAAATTCGTGACGAAGGTGGATTTGAATGGACACCATTGTCTGAAAAAAAATCAAAGACACATACCTTAAAAGTTGATGATGAAGGCATTCTGACTCTCACGCCAGAACTTCTAGAAGAGACTGGATGGGAAGATGGTGATGTGCTAGAATGGATTGACAACAAAGATGGTTCTTTTTCTTTAATTAAACGTGATGAAAGAATTTGATTATGAATTGGATTACAAGTCTCTTGACTTTACAGATCCAGAAGTGCGTGGACTTTATCGTATTGGAAGGGGAGAGCAAGGAGTTCTACTGGTTCGCCCTTATACAAACGACATTTGTGCTCACTGGAGGTTTGTAGATGAAGAGACGGCTATTAGATCTTCTAATAAAATTTACAGGATGTTCTGTGAATATAGAGAAAGGAAAGATTTCATTGGTATGGACATGGCAAGGAAATTCCTTGAGATGGGATTCACCCGTGCCAGACGGTATGCCAATCATAGTTCGGGACGAAAATATGGAGAAGGTCGGAGTGTATTACCCTGTGAGTCCGACTGCCTTACAAATACAAAAGCAAAAGCAGCAAAAGTTTTCAAAGTAAAAAGAGACCTTGCTGCTTATGACCAAGAATATGTTACAATGAGAAAGCAGTGGAGAGCATCTGAATGAAACACATATTGTTTACACTTAAAGGGTGTAAGTACGGACTTTTAGATGATGAGTCTCATATTCGTAATGTTCTTGCAAATGCTGCTAATCTTGCTGAAAGCACATTATTAGATATTTCATCTCATAAATTTTCTCCTCATGGTGTGACTGCAATTGCTCTTTTAGCAGAAAGTCATATTAGTATTCATACGTGGCCAGAGAATGAAATGGCAGTGTGTGATGTATTTACTTGTGGCGATCACACGATGCCCGAATCTGCTGCTAGTTATATGTACACCGCAATGGGTGCAACTAGTCATGTAACTGAAACTTTTAAACGACCTTTGGAATGATTATGCGTAATGAATTTTTGTGGGTCGAAAAATATCGTCCACAGACTATTGAAGATTGTATTCTCCCAGAGAATATCAAAAAAACTTTCCAAGATTTCTTGGAGAAGGGTGAGGTTCCTAACCTTCTTTTGGCAGGACCTGCTGGATGTGGTAAAACCACTGTTGCAAAAGCACTATGTAATGAATTGGGAGTAGATGTTTATGTCATCAACGGATCCGACGAAGGGCGATTCCTTGATACCGTCCGAAATACTGCGAAGAACTTTGCTTCGACCGTTTCGCTTGCGTCAACTGCAAAACACAAAGTCATCATCATTGATGAGGCAGATAACACAACCAATGATGTTCAACTCCTCCTACGGGCGTTTACTGAGGAGTTTAGTGGCAACTGCAGATTCATCTTCACCTGCAACTTCAAAAACAAAATCATCGAACCCCTCCACAGTCGATGCGCCTGTATTGATTTTTCCACCAATTCAAAAAGCAAACCAAAACTTGCATCCCAGTTCTTTAAGCGCATCCAAGAAATCTTGGGTGCAGAGAACATTGAATTTGATAACAAGGTCCTGGTAGAACTAATCAATAAGCACTTCCCTGATTGGAGACGTGTTCTTAATGAGTGTCAGCGTTACTCTTCTAGTGGTAAGATTGACTCCGGCATTCTTGCTACCTTTAGTGACGTAAAAGTAAATGACCTCATCAAATACCTCAAAGAAAAAAACTTTAAAGAAGTTCGCAAATGGGTCGTTAACAATCTTGATAATGATGCCAGTGTTCTTCTTCGTCGCATTTACGATTCTTTATATGACTCCCTTGTTTCTGGTTCTATTCCTGCTGCTGTGCTTGTCATTGCTAAGTACCAATATCAAGTGGCGTTCGTGGCGGATCAAGAAATAAATATGCTTGCGTGTCTAACTGAATTAATGGTGGAGTGTGAATTCAAATGACTAGGTGGATTAAAAACGAAGATGGATCTATTCAATCTGTTGACGCATACAAAAGATCTCAGTTTGAAGAGTTCAAAAAAGATCATTTTAGAAAATGGGACAGTTATCAAAAAAGGCATGTTTGGGTTAAAGTCGGATCTGAAAAACATAATCAGATACTTCAAAACAAACCAAAAGGAAAAAAAGTTCAATCTGCACCTGTTCAAGTTCCCGCTAACATTGCTTTGAAATGGTACGAAAGTGATGAGTGGAAAAAAGTTAGAAATGATCACATCAATTCCGTTTATAAAAGAAATGGTGTTAGACGATGTAATCATTGTGGTGTAGAAGGAAAACATATCAATATGAATGTTGATCACATTTATCCAGTAAGAAGATACTGGTCAATGCGTCTGGATCCAAATAATTTTCAAGATCTGTGTGATAAATGCAATAAAAATAAATTAAATTCTATGGATGAAATGATTGCTGAGAGGAGACTTGTTCATAAAGATGGTCGATGGGTTGTTCTTGAAGTCAAAGAAGAACCTTTTGTTTGTCCTGATTGGTTGAAAGACAAAACTCCATTTGACTGGAAAGAGCAAGAGAAACCAAAAAAAATAAAACCAGAAATTCTTGATATAAAAAAATCCAAAAATAATGATGGAGTGTGAATTCAAATGAATGTAAAATTACTGCGTATCGTTACTGGTGAAGAAGTTATTGCTGAACTTCTTTCCGAAGATGTAAATAACATCACTGTAAAGAATGGTCTGGTTGTGATTCCTAATGCTCAAGGTGTTGGGTTTGCTCCTTGGGCAACAGTTATCAGCAAACAGAAACCTGAGATTACTATTGATCGTAAATTTATTGTTTATATGGTAGAATGTGATGTAGATGTGGTAGAGAAGTATGAAAGTATTTTCTCTCCAATTGAAAAACCTAGCAAGAAATTGATTCTATGAAAATGACTGAAGCGGAAAGAGAAATTCTTGCTCAGATGCAGATTGATGGAGTTTGCAAATTGCTAAAGGGAACAGTTTCTTATTCTAGTACTTTGGACTACTTAGGAAATTCTGCTAGAAAAATTACTATTACTTACGATGAAAAGAATGAAAAGGCATCAGATTAAAACCCAGTGGTATTATTGGTTCTGGGGTGTTGCTACTGTTGCAGTTGTCTCAGGACAAATTTATATTGGAAACGGATATAATAAAATGTCCAAAAGTCTTGATAGACTTACTATGGTATTTGTTAGACTTAGTCGATGAAACCTGGCGACTTGACTAATCTGTAATTCTATGGTATAATACTCTGTTTTTGTTTGACGCCCCGCCCGTTGTGTGTTAGAATATTACCATTGCTAAATAGTAGTGGCGTAATTATAAAATATGGCTAGAGGGACGATTTACGAACACAGAGAACCGAGTGATATAGAACTCGCTTGGTTATCCGGTATATGGGAGGGAGAAGGTTCTTGGGTATATAAAAAACCCCGAACTAGAACATATCCGAACGGTAAAGTTTATACAAGCAAACCACACTTGCTTATGTGTATGTCTATGACCGACCAGGATATTATGGAGAGAGTTGGCGCTATTATGGACGGTCGGAGTGTTACCTACACAGATGGAGGACCGGCACATAAAGCAGCAGGACAGAAACCTATTTACCATATCAATATACAGGGAGAGGCAGCAACACGCTGGACCGAACTTATGAAACCTTATCTTGGTAATAGACGCCGGGAGAAGTATGACCTTATTATGGAGAAACTGAATGGACCGGATGAAACACCTAAAAACCTGTCTTAGATACCCTGGGGGTAAAAGTAGGGCAGTAAAGAAAATGGACCCTTACTTTCCTGACCTTCGTGAATATAAGGAGTTTAGAGAACCTTTCTTAGGTGGTGGTAGTGTTGCTATTCATATTACCA